ATGGCGGACACCCAGGTGCCGGCACGCGGGAAGGCGCGCGCCGCTCGCATGGCCGAAGAGAAGCGCTGGCGCCGGGTGTTCCTGGAGACGCTGGCGAGCACGTCCAACGTCGCCGCCTCGGCACGCGCCGCCGACGTGCCCGCCGCCCGCGCCTACGAGGCGCGGCGCAAGGACGCGGCGTTCCACCGGGCCTGGCAGGAGGCGCTATGCGAAGGCTACGAGCATCTCGAGATGGAGATGCTCCATCGCCTGCGCGAAGGCGAGATCAAGCGCGCGGCGGGCGCCAAGGTCGGCGTGCGCGTCTACGACAACGCCACCTCGCTGCGGCTGCTGACCGCGCACCGCGAATCGGTCAGCCGCCAGCAGGCGATCCGCGGCAACCGCGAGGCGCGCGAAGTGATCGCCGAGATCAACGAGCGGATCGCCCGCCTGCGCCAACCGACGCCGGTGCTGCTCGAAGCGTCGGCGCAGACCGAGGGCGAGGCCGAGGGCGAGGGTGGCGATGTATAACGGTCTCGACCTGAACAATGTCCTGATCCAGGCCGATGCCCGCAAGGTCGCGGCGGCGTTTCACCGCATGAACGAGCAGGAACGCGAGGAATCGCGCTGGAACTGGGAATACTGGGGCCGCCCCGAGCAGAAGGCGCCCGAGGGCGACTGGACGACCTGGTTGATCATGGCCGGGCGCGGCTTCGGCAAGACCCGGGCGGGCGCCGAATGGGTCAGCTCCGTCGCCTTCGACGATCCCGACGCCCGCATCGCCCTGGTCGGCGCTTCGCTGCATGAAGCGCGCGCGGTGATGGTCGAGGGCGAGAGCGGGCTGCTCTCGGTCGGCAAGCCCGAGCGGCGCCCCACCTTCGAGCCCTCGCTGCGCCGGCTGACCTGGCCCAACGGCGCGCAGGCGACGCTCTATGCGGGGTGGGAGCCCGAAGCGCTGCGCGGCCCGCAGCACAGCCACGCCTGGTGCGACGAGATCGCCAAGTGGGACAACGCCGCCGATCGAGCGCTGCGCACCTGGGACAACCTGCTGCTGGGCATGCGCCTGGGCGAGCAGCCGCGCATCGTCGCCACCACCACGCCGCGCGCGGTGCCGCTGATGCGCCGGCTGATGACCGAGCCCGAGGGGGCGCTGGCGATGACCGGCGGCAAGACCGAGGCCAACCGCTTCCTGCCCGACCGCTTCGTGCGCGAGGCGCGGCGCAGCTTCGGCAGATCTCTGCTGGGCCGCCAGGAGCTCGACGGCGACTTGATCGAGGATCTGCCCGGCGCGCTGTGGACGCGCCAGCTGATCGAGGACTGCCGCGAGGGGCCCGAGCCCGACACCATCCGCCAGGGCTGGCAGCGCATCGTCGTGGGCGTCGATCCGCCGGCCTCGGGCAACGGCGATGCGTGCGGCATCGTCGTCGTCGGCCTGCACGTCGACGGGGTGGCGCGAGTGCAGCACGACGGCTCGCTGCTCAAGCCGAGCCCGGAGCGCTGGGCGCGCAAGGTCGCCCGTGTCGCCGAGGAGTGGCGCGCGGACCTGGTGGTCGCCGAAGCGAACCAGGGCGGGGCGATGGTCGCCAGCGTGCTGCGCGCCGCCGACATCTCGCTGCCGATCAAGCTGGTCCACGCCAGCCGCGGCAAAGTGGCGCGGGCCGAGCCGATCGCGGCGCTCTACGAGGCCGGGCGGGTGCGGCACGACGGTATCTTCCCGCAGCTGGAGGACGAGATGTGCGGCCTGGTCATGGGCGGCGCCTACCAGGGCCCCGGCCGCTCCCCCGACCGTGCCGACGCGCTCGTCTGGGCACTGCACGAACTGATGCTCGGCCGACGCAGCGAACCGCGCGTGCGGGTGGCGTGGTGATGATTTCACGCGGAGGCGCGGAGACGCGGAGAAGGGAAGAATGTTCTTCGCGCGCAAACGCGCCAAGGCGCGAAGAGGAAGGTCTTGCTGCGGCGAAGCCGCCTTCATCGCCGGCGTTTGAACGAGGCCGAGCAGCTGATGAGAATGTTGGCCTACGGCCAGGTTCACTTCACCTCTTCGCGCCTTTGCGCCTTTGCGCGCGCCGACCCTCTTCATCCTCCGCGCCTCCGCGCCTCCGCGTGACCCCCAACAAAAGGACCGGACAATGTCGCTGATCCAAGACCTCATCACCGCCTTCAAGGGCGCCGAGCGGCGAGTGCCGTTGGCGCGTGGGGGTGGGTCGCCGTGGTTCTTCGCCGATGGCGGCGAGAGTCGAGCGCCGTTCGCCTATGACGCCGCCGTGCGCCGCGCGTACCTCGAGAATCCGGTGGCGCAGCGGGCGGTGCGGCTGGTGGCCGAGGGCATCGCCGGGGCGCCGCTATTGGCGACCGATCCCGCCCTCGCCGCGCTCGTCGCCGCGACCAGCGCGGGGCAGGCGCTGACCGAGACGCTCGCCTCGCACTTGCTGCTGCACGGCAATGCCTTCGTGCAAGTGCTCAAGGACGCGCGCGGCCGCCCCGTCGAGCTGTTCGCGCTGCGGCCCGAGCGGATGCGCGTGGTCGCCGACGCGGACGGCTGGCCGAGCGCCTGGACTTATACCGTCGCGGGCCGTCCGGTGACGATCCCCATCGAGGACGAGACCGGCGCGCCGAACCTCATCCACATCCGCCACTTCCACCCGGCGGATGACCACTATGGCGCGGGCTGTCTGATCGCCGCCGAGCAGGCAGTGGCGATCCACAATGCCGCCGCCGACTGGAACCGCCAGATCCTGGAGAACTCGGCCCGCCCCTCCGGCGCGCTGGTCTACGACACCGGCGATGGCGGCACGCTGACCACCGATCAGTTCGACCGGCTGCGCGAGGAGCTGGGGCGCACCTTTGCGGGCGCGGCCAACGCCGGCCGGCCGCTGCTACTGGAGGGCGGGCTCAAGTGGCAGGCGATGGCGCTGAGCCCGGCGGACATGGACTTCGCGACGCTCAAAGCCGCCGCCGCGCGTGACATCGCGCTCGCCTTCGGGGTGCCGTCGATGCTGCTGGGTCTGCCGGGCGACGCGACGTACGCCAACTATCGCGAGGCGAACCGGGCGCTGTGGCGACTGACGCTGCTGCCGCTCGCCGCCAAGCTGCTGGGCGCGCTCGCCGAAGGGCTGTCGCCGTGGTTCGGCGCGGCCACCCTCGCGGTCGACCTCGACCGGGTGCCGGCGCTCGCCGAGGACCGCGAGCGGCTGTGGGCGCAAGTCTCCGCCGCCGACTTCCTCGATCCCGCCGAGAAGCGGGCGATGCTCGGGCTTCAGGTAAAGGATGAAGGGAACAAATCATGAACTCCGATATGCTGACCGGCCTGCTGGCGCAGGCGCGCGACAACGGCGCCGAGCTGGTGACGCTGCGCGCCATCGTGGAGGAAGCGAGCGAGCTGGGCGCCCAGCGAACTCTCGCCCTGATCGGCCTCGACGATGCGCGGGCGCAGGGTGACCTGTCGGAGCTGCGCGAGCTGCTGCGCGCCTGGCGCGATGCCAAGGCGAGCGCGCGCACCGCCGCTCTCGGGTGGATCGTGCGCGGACTGTGCGCGCTGCTGCTGCTCGGCCTGGCGGTGCGGCTCGGCGCGACGGACCTGCTGCGGTGAGCCTGCGCTTCGCCGGCTACGCCGCGCTGTTCGGCAAGCGCGACGCCGCGCGCGACGCGATATGGCCGGGCGCCTTCGCTCGCACGCTGGCCGGACGCTCGGAGCGGCTGCCGCTGTACTGGCAGCACCGCTCGGCGCAGCGGATCGGCTGGATCGAGGCGGCGCGCGAGGATGCGCGCGGGCTGCGGGTGATCGCGACGCTGGATCAGCAAGACGGCGTGGCGGCGCGAGCGCTCAAGCGCGGCACGGTGACCGGGTTGAGCTTCGGCTACCGGGCGCGCGAGGCGGCGCGAACGGCACAAGGCCGCGACCTGATCGCCATCGACTTGTTCGAGGTCAGCCTCGTCACCCACCCCCTGCAACACGGCGCGCGGGTGCATCGGATCGGTTGGGGTGGGGGCTCGCGGCTCGACGCCAGCTCGCCGGCCGAGGCCGCTCCGTACCGATAGCCCCCACCCCCATCCCCTCCCCTGGAGGGGAGAGGCGAAGAAGTTCCCCAAGGAAAGGTGACTACCCCATGGAAGACGACATTCTCGAAACCTCGTTCGATCTCGTCGCGCGCGCAGATGCGGCCGATGCCGCGATCGATTCCCTGCGCGGCGACGTGGAGGACGTGAAAGGCCGGCTCGACCGCGTCAGCCGCGCCGCCTCGCGGCCGATGCTGGGCAGCGCCAGCCCGGACGTGAGGGGCCCGGAAGTGAAGGGCTTCGTCGACGGCTACTTGCGCCAGGGCCGCGAGAGCGAGGTCAAGTCGATCTCGGGCGCGGTGGCGAGCGATGGCGGCTATGCCGTTCCGCGCGAGATCGATGCCGAGATCGCGCGGCGCCTCAAGGCGATCAGCCCGATCCGTTCGATCGCTCAGGTCGTGCAGACCGGCAGCGCCGGCTACCGCAAGCTCATCAGCACCGGCGGCACCGCCTCGGGCTGGGTGAGCGAGACCACGGCCCGGCCCGAGACCGCGACGCCCAGCTTCGCCGAAGTCGCGCCGCCTTCGGGCGAGCTCTACGCCAACCCGGCGGCGAGCCAGGCGATGCTCGACGATGCGGTGTTCGACCTCGAAAGCTGGCTGGCGGACGAGATCGCGATGGAGTTCGCCCGCGCGGAAGGCGCCGCCTTCGTCAGCGGCAGCGGCACCAACCAGCCCAAGGGCTTCCTCGCCGGGCCGACCGCCGCGACCGGGGATGCCACCCGCGCCTTCGGCACGCTGCAGTTCCTGGCGAGCGGCAACGCCACGGGCCTGGGCACCGCGCCGCAGGACACGCTGATCGACCTGGTGCACAGCCTCAAGGCCGGCCATCGCCAGGGCGCGAGCTTCGTGATGAACGCGGGCACGCTGGCGCAAGTGCGCAAGCTCAAGACCAGCGACGGCGCCTTCGTGTGGCAGCCGGGCCTGACCGAGGGCCAGCCCGACCGGCTGCTCGGCTATCCGGTGGTCGAGGCCGCCGACATGCCGGACATCGCGGCCAACGCCTTCCCGATCGCCTTTGGCAACTTCCGCGCGGGCTACCTCATCGCCGAGCGCAGCGTGACGAGCATCCTGCGCGATCCGTTCACCAACAAGCCGTTCGTGAACTTCTACGCGACCAAGCGGATCGGCGGGCAAGTGCTCGATAGCGACGCGATCAAGCTGCTGAAGATCTCGGCCTGACGCAGTCCTCCCCGAAAACGGGGAGGGGGACCGCCGCCGCAGGCGGTGGTGGAGGGGACTCTCGTCCTCACAAGAGCTCGCGGGCGTACGCGAGTCCCCTCCGTCAGCCGCTGGCGCGGCTGCCACCTCCCCGCTTCGGGGAGGACAACAGGAGTTCACATGAACCGCACCATCATCACTCCGGCCGCGCTGCCATCGGCGGCGCTGGCCGAGCTCAAGCAGTGGCTG